CTGTTTCGCAGCCTGTTGTCCGGCCTGTCGAGTCGCTACACCGTTCTTAAGTGCCTCCGAGGTTTGATTCTGAGATTGGATCGCTTGCATGAGCCTTTGTCTCTGGAGTGGATCATTCATTTTTGCTGTCGATTGAGCCATTTGAGCATTATAAAGGTCGATATTGATCGCCCTGGCCATATCTGTCGCATCCTTCATGTTCCCAAACTGTTGATGAAGGGCGGACAGTAAGCTGTGTTTATTCCCCAGATTCATGGCTTGCGTCTGGATGTTTCGATCAATCTGCTGATTAAGAACGGCAACAGCTGGATTCTGTCCTCCGGTAAAACCAGAGCTCAGTCCGCCCATAATCAGGCCGATCGCGTTGGCTACCTTCGCTCCGGCTCCAGGAGCGTTGATGTATTGATTGGGGTCGATATGCCTGTCTGCAACATCCTTAAGGGTGTCCTCAGCCATCTGATTGAGCGTCTTCATGTTTCCGGCCTGCAGATCTTTGAGATCTTGGGTGTTCTTCGCTAAATTAGCTGCAGCCTTGGCTTCTTGAGTATAAGGATTGTCATATGGCTGTGGTTTCGCCGGTGGCGTCTCATCCTCTGGGGGCATTTCGTACTTAAGCCCGGTCTGTTTAATATTTCCCTGCGAATCGCCTGAAGCGGCATTTTGAGCGACTTGCTGATCCGTCGGCGCATCCTTTCCTGCCAATCCACTAGTGAATCCCTGAGCTGCCTCACCGAGATGTGGAGCGATCGCTTCATAGGCTTTTGACGCCGCTTGCATGGCCACGCGAGCGGGTAGCTGAAAGTTTTTACCGAATTGATTGGCCAAGAAAGAGATCGCAGAGGTTTGATCTGGAGCTGCAGTAGGTGGAGAAGCTGCTGCATCAGCAGCAATCTTGTCTGGGTTATCTGATGTCGTCTGAGACGTTTGACTTGAAGAGGCGTCGGCTGCTGTCGGTTCTGGTTCTGGATCGGGCGTCCCATCGGCCAGATGAACAGGCATCGATTCAAACTGTTTCTTCAATCCTTCTCCGAGACCAGAATGAGCAATGGTGATCTCATGCCCACTGGGATGCCTAAGAACAGTCATATGGGGAGTTGACCGAATCTTTTTGAAACCAGAAAGACCCATGCTCATGACTGCCCCTTTCTCTGGCTAGCGAGAAGCGCCCGAACAAAAGCAGCGGCATCATCTGGCTTCTTAGATTTCGATCTTGGAACGATGATATCTCCCTCATTCAAATTTCTAGGGATTGTGTCATTTTGCAACGAATCACTATCTACTCGAGGTTTGCCAGGGATTTTTTTACCAGACTTAGCCGCGTAGGCAGCATATCGTTCCGCTTCTTTTGGATTCTTGGCCTTGTTTGCTGGAACTCGAATCTCCCCCGGAGATACCATAGCTGGTACCTTACCGCCTTTAGACATTACTGCTAGATCTTGGCCTGGTGTAGGAGGCTGCTGCATAGTCGGGGTATCCGAAGGAGCGGAAGACGGAGAAGGAGAATTCTGTGAAGCGGATTTCATACCACCAATTGCAGCACCAATGCCTTGGCCAATTCCCATCATCGAGCTAAAGAAAGGATTATCCGATTTACTGGCTTGTTGCTGTCCGCTTTTAAGACCCGCCAGCATCTTTCCAAGGGGGGATTGTGGACCGTTTTTAAGACCCTGAGCTGGTGTCTGATTATCAATAACAGCATTAGCTGCTGCTGGCGTTAGTCCGGACTGGATAAGATTCGTGTAAGGAGATGCTGCAGTAGTGGGATCCACAATACCACCACCGTCATAATGGACAACTCCCCCATGGGCTGCAAGCATGGGCGCCATGGACATAATCCCTTGGGCAATGCCCCCTACAGTTCCAGCTTGAGCCTGGTTCTGTGCTTGACCGATCTTTGAAGTCGCTTCTTGTGCCCCTAGTTGGGCCTGCTGATTAGCGTTTTGAGCCGAAAGATCCAATTGTTGTTGTCCAGCTTGCTGATTGGACATATTTCCATAGACATTTCCAAGTTGAGCCTGTGCATTCATCGCTTCTTGAGCTTTGGCTAGAGCAGCGGATTGAGCAGAAGCTTGACTTTGCTGAGCATTAGCCTGCATCGCATTCCTATTGGCAAGCGCCGGCGCTTCTCCTCTAGAAGAGGCAGCCTGAGCAAAATTACCGGCCTGTTGTTGTTGAAGGGCCTGCTGTAATTGTTGCCCAGCGACACTTGGGCCTTGGCCAGCCGCCTGCTGTTGAAGGGCCTGAGCAAACTGCTGCTGCTGATTATAGAGTTGGTTTTGATTCCCAACTAATTGACCGGAATCCGTATGGGGATTAATATTTTGAGCAGTAATCGGATTATAAGCCTGCTGAGAAGCTCCGCCACCAAAGATCGAAGAAAGAAAACATCCCTGTCCCATTATATTTTCCTTCCCATGCCAATTAATACAGGATTAATAGTTGTAAAATCATGCTTTGATTTCAATCGTTCACAAAGAGCGATAGATTCAAAAGAAGTGAATATAACGGAAAAACCAGACTTCTTTGCTTCTGAAACAAGAAGTTCAATTAAATGATCTAAAGATTCGCGTCTAAATTCCTTTTCTGACTGAGGATCTGAAACAATATATTCCATGAGCGCCACAGCGCTATCGGTCTTAAAAAGAAACCCAGCACAGATATCGTTAACAATGATTCCTGTTTTTGAAAGACATTCCAATGCAACAGCATCATGTCTATGATCTACCCACCACTTACAGATCATCGGATAATCTTCTGAAGTAAAAAATCTAACTTTCATCATCCTACGCTCTTGTATGGCGATAGTTTGTTTCCGCCTTGTTTCAGTGCCGCCTCAATACTTAACTGGCTGAGATCATAGCCTTCTCCGGGAGTATAGGAAGCAAAAGAGTCGAAAATAACAAATCGAACTGACTCGAATTTCTGACGCTCCATGTGATACCTAAACTGATAAACACTATCATCTCCATGAAATCCCAAGGCATTTTGTGGATTAAATTGGAAAGTGGCGCCTACATTCGTTTCATAATCAAAATAGACTTCTCCGTTGAGAAGATGTTTGGATCGGTAATCTCCGATAACAAATAACCGCCTAATCCTTTCGAAGTTCTGAATGTCAGTTAGCTTGATCCAAGCGGTTCCGATCTTGAGGGAAATGGGACTAGTGCCATCTTGAAAGAACCCTGGAGTTTCTTGAAAGAACTTCCCAGTGCTATCAACATAGGTATACTCATTCAAATAGATGGTCGAACCGACCGCCGGTATTCCCGTAAAAACGGCCCATTGTCCGACATAATAATCGTAAACGAGAATATCTCCAGAATCTAAAACGAACCGGACTTGGTTCTGATTCTCAAGAGCCTGAGAAGAGATCACATTGAAGTTATTGTAAGCTTCTACATCTGCTCCGATGTACCGAAACTGAAGAGATCGGTCGAGCTCCCAGAATCCTTTATCGGATTTAAAGACTAAACCTCCGGGACCATAAGAACCTGCAGGAATGGTGACAATGCTCTTAGGATAAGCACAACCCACGGGAGAAATAAGTTCAAATGGATCCTGATAAGCAAAGTTTTGGCCAGCATTATTTGGTCCAGTCCCAGTAATCAAAAATGCCGAAGATTGTTTAAAAACAATCAGATTACTATCTAGTCGAGCACCGGAAAGAGCAGGCCCTCCACGGGTAGGCATTTGAATTGTAAATGCATCTGAGAAAGAAACTGGAGTACCGTTCGTGAATGGTTTCGAGTAAGAAATAACCGATGAATTCTCTTCACCGAATAACCAGATTCTTCCATCAAAAATAGTGCAACTCGTACACGCAGGTGGCGGATCATTATCTAAGATTCCTCCAGTCGTATATAATAGTTCATTAGAATCAATTGTTGCATCTGGAGTATCGTCTGTCTGAGTGACTATTTGAACACTAGATCCTGATGTGCCATTACTAAAGGCTGCTTGAGTTAAGCGATGGAAAACAGTTCCATTTGCATCAGTTCTGAATATGTTGATCTGTATTCTACTGGACTGATCAAGTCCATTAAATCCATAATTAGACATAACAGGAGCAGGAATAGTCAGATCAATCGTTGAAGAAGAGGCAACAACACTTACTGGAATAGAAGGGGCTGATTGTCTTCTCTGCCCATTTCTATCATTAAATTCATAAATAGCCACATATTGATAAGTTCCAGTTAGAGAGCCACCACCTGCGACATTAGCCGTCATCTGCTCTGGAAATAAAAGGAATCCGGCTTCATAAAACTGAGCACCATCATAAACCGATGGTAGAGTTCCAGTGATAAACTGATTCTTATCGAGCTGAGTATTTTGAAAATCGGCGATCGAGTTAGAGAAATCGAGAGTCTCTAAAGTAATCCCCGCAGCGAAAACACTCCCCTCGAATCTGGCCACAGTAACAGCCATCGGGACTTGGGCTATTTCTGAGGAAACAGTTACTTGGGGAACAATGCGATTCGGAGGAAGCCCGAATGCTAGATTCGGAAGCATTTGAGCAACAATAAACCCGTCTAGCCGGACAGTGAAATAACAAGGCTGAACATCGGATTGGAAGACAGTATTGACATAGCTGATCCCGTCGATCTGAAATATCCGAGAAGCTAGCCCTCCGACAGAAATGAGTGACGTCCCTGGATTGTGAGAATTCACATTAATCGTATAAGCAGTTGGCTCGGTCACGACGTAGGTCCCAGTGTCAATCGACCCGATAAGCACCAAATGAAGGGTTGGTTTATCGATAGTGATATCTAGATCAGTTGGTTGCTCAACGAGTACGCTCATGGTAGTCGTGGCCGTTTTTGCCAGAGTGATGTTGGTAAATGTCGTGCTACTTGGAAAGATATTGGTTTGTAGGGCTTTCACCGTGACCGTGAGCGTCTGGTCTAAAACAAAATAATCCACCTTGGTCACGCCGCCCACTTCTGCGGTTAAGATCACCCAAACATTGTTGTTGGCTGGGTCCACGGCGATAGCAATCTGATTGACAAAATCCACTGCTCCCAGGCTAATGGTCGTTGTTGTTCCAATAGTCAAATTGGAACCAATCAGAGCAACGGTCACATTCTGATTGGTCAGATAGGCCATGACCACGCCACCGTTCAGCGCTACAGCATCAAAATAGAGTGCAGGAAGTGGTCGAACCCCAGCAGAAAGATTCGTGTTCACTGCATCGTTAAAAAGAGGAGTCGTCGTAGATTGGATCGAAGCGCTGGGATTGGTGGAATCAAAGTAATATCCATAATAACCATGATGACCTACTCCCGCTGCGGCGCTTTCAGCGATCATGATCACTCGATTGCCAGCGGTGATACATCGGACAGCGCCGTCGCTTTGAAGAACGGCTAAATTTCTGTAAGCATCAAAAACATAAGCACCAGTAGTCGAATCAATCACCGTAACGTAAGTCGAACTTGTCGGATGAGTCCCAGTAGTCTCCGTGCTAGTGACCTCATTATAGCTATAAACCTGATAAGAACCGACTTGAGCCATATCCGAATAAGCTGGAGTGATGGATCCTTGAACAATCTGTGCATTCGAAGCAGAGACTGAATAGGCTGGACTTCTTAATATTGAAGAGGAGTTGTCCGGCAGATAAGAATAGAGGCCGTTATCCGCTGCTTTATTCAGCTGACCATCATAATTAAACGCGGCCTTGGCAGAGACGTTATTGCCGCCTCCGAAAATGGTATTCCCTAAATCCGTGTAGCCGTTTCTTTTTCTAATTCTGCCGGGCGTGGTGAAAACACCGTTTTCCAATGTCAGAAGTTTAGAAGAAATAACTTTCTTATCGTCAGTCTTGGTATCTAGTCCTGCCCCAATATTGATGGGAAGAAGTTGTCTTTGAAGTGGACTCATGCCGCACGCTCTATGCTGACAAAAGTGCTTCCGCCAAGGGCCAAAAGAAGAGAACCTCCAGTTCCTTGACGGGTAGAGATAGAAACAGTCTGTCCCTGGACCAGAGGATAAATTTTACTCATCCCCAAGCATTCGAACGATCCAGATACATTTGATTCTAGTGGACTTTGGCAGATTGCTTTACTAATACCATCAATATTGATCTGACTAGAAATGAATTGAGAACCATTTCCATTGAACGCATTGTAAGATACCTGATAAGAAATCCTGTAATTACCAGAAATTCCTGCGGTATATAATCCAGTCGATGGGTTATAGCTTCCAGAATTATCAACTAATTTTGAATTGAATATTATTATAGTATCCACAAGATTAGGAATAGAAGTAGAATTCGTGAGATCATAAGAACAAGAACTCGAAGAGACTTGAAGTGCTGCGATAATATTATTAATCGCCGTATAAGCGTTCTTCTGAACTAAAGAGAGCTTATATTCCAAGCCTTGGATGAGTTGCATCGGACTCAGAGACATTTAAAATGCTCCAGAAGCGAAGTGATGATAAATTCTGACTATATGGGCTCTGAATTGTTCATACCCCATCTTCATTTTGGCGCTATTACAATCAGTACAGCAAGGTACACAGTTCCCTCTGACATATCCGATCGAACTATCTTTTCTATCTATTCCGTTCACCATCAAATGACCGTTAAATTTTATTTTTGATGGTTTATAGGGTCTACACGGAGGGACGCCGCAATAATGACAATCAGATAAGGCCAATTCTTTGAATTCGTCCAAAGTGATTTCAAATACACGATCATTGTGTTTGGAGGTCCTTTTATAGTCTCCATAATAAGATCTAATCCTGGCTTCTCCGACAGGAAGCCGGCATGGATTATGTAGCCTCATTCTCTTAGAACGCGCCAGATCCATATCCACCTCCTGAACCTGTTGGCCACCAAAGATCGCTCGACTGAGTGTCCCCAACGGTTGCCGGATTGCCAGCATCCCGATTCTCGGCGGCTGCTTCGATTCGGTTCAGCATCATCTGCTTTTGATTCATGAGAACGTTAGTATCGGATTCTTCTTTTTGAAGACATTTAATCGCTGCATCGATAATCACGTATTCAGTCCATCCAGAAATTCCATCGATCGTATCGGTATCATTAACAAGCTGATTAAACCTGGGGATGTACCAAAGTTGAAGCCTTTGACCTTGAGAAGGAATAGGAGTCAGATAAAGATTAGAACCATTCAATCGATATCTGAGATTAGTCACTCCATAGAAACTTTGAAAATTGGGAACAGCATATCTATTTCGTTCTGAAAAATTAAAAGGTCGAATCGTGACAAAAGAATCCAGAGTATTCGATAGTCCCAGGTCTAAACCCAGGAATTTATAAAGAGCCGGAGGAACGAAATTATTCCCAGCAGCATTCATAAAAGTCAAAACACCGTCAGGAAGTGGATAAAATTGAGACGTACCGTTTGTAAAAAATGTCACCGGAGGAGCGACATTATAGTCGTCCCCATACTTTTGAACGAGAATATCGTAAAGTTCAAATCCTGACTGATTGATATAGGAATTCAATTCATCGTCTGTGATGAACTGAGAATTCACCATGTCCGATCTCTGACGAACCGCGATTCTTAAGTCCGATAATCGCATAGTCGTCGGGATATTTGCCATGGATTAGCTTTCCATTCCCGATTCGTCTTCCTCTTCATTTCCATGCGAATATTCGTCGTGAGGCTCTTGTTCTAAACATTGAAATAAAGCTTCGAATGCCTCCACAACTCCTGCAGCATCTCCAGCGTGTACGCAATGAATGAGTTCTTGAGCAATAGCATTTTTCTCCCCCCCATGGTCATCCATGTCCTGAGGGGGAGCTTCATCGCCATCCTTGGTATGGAGTTTCGCGATAATTCCAATAGCAACTTTTTTAGGATCCCCAATCATTGGAAATCTCCTTTGATCTACTGTTCAGTCGTCGGTAGAGCAATTGGATTGACAGTTACTTGCTGAGCAGTAGGAACAAAATTTGATCCATCCGAAGCAGAGATCAGTGCCCCGATATCGAAAGTTCCGGAACCTGCGCCAATAGGACCAGTTGACGGTGAGAAAAATACGACACTAAAGCCGTAAGTTACTGATCCAGAGGCTGGAACAGTAACAACTGCACCAGGACCTAGATTAATCACACCAATCGCACACGATTCCACGGCATCCGGAGGACTGGAACCATGAACAATCACATTCCCTTGAGCTGATAGAACATTAACAGCCGAACCACCGCTATTGCTCACTGTCAGCGAACAAGCCACGGGTTGATTGATAATTACTGTAGAAGGGCTAATTGCTAGAGTTGCCGTCATTGCCATAATTCATTTCTCCTTATTCGCCAGAAAGCATAAGTGAGCTATCGCCCAGATAAAAGGACAGGCTGATCACACTTCCATCTGCTGGAGCTGCGATGGCGCCCGTATAGTCTCGACATTGGAAAATAAACGAAGCACCATAACCTTGACCAGCCTGTGGAGCAGGACCGATAGAAAGATTCGGGTCACCCACGGTTTCAATCGAACAAATCCCCGATCCGGCTGCAGCAGTAACTTCTACAGCGCCAGTTCCAGCGCCTACGCCAGTAACCAAAGCGATGAAAGAAACACCTACTGCCGGGGTAACTCCAGCTGGAACACCCAATGTGTGCCACTGAGTGGTCGTCGTGGTACCTAAAGTAACAATGATGTAAGCCGTGCCAACGACTAAGTGGGCGCCAGCAGCAGTAACTACAATCGGAGTTCCACTGACTGGAGAAACGATTGCATTAAATCCAGAGTAAGAACGGCTATAATTGTCCTGCAATTGGACAAGAATTGTTCCTGCTACTGGATTCGGATTTCCCACCGCTGGAGTGGCAGAAGTATTCATGTAAACAGCCTGGATTCCGGGGCCCTTGAGACTTCTAATCCCAAGTCCGTTTCCATTCGTGCTATCGACAACAAAATTGCAGTCCAGCAATACAGGCTTCGCATGAAGCGTGTTGACAAACTGAACAAATGATCGACTCGCCATAAATCTATTTCCTTTTAGGTTTTGTGCCGGAGAGGAAGAGAGAGTGACCTCTCCGGCACAATCTTTTTAAGCCGAGAGTTGAACGACCGCATTCCAACCGGGAGCGTTCGAGCGGAGCTGATAATACGCGCCCACACGCACTTCGCCGGCGTCCTGGTTTGAGACCCTTAACATCTCCAATCCGTCCCCATAACGAAGGATCTGCGGAACATCACCCAGACCCTCAAGTGCCCAAGTATCCATCTGAAGGAGATAGCCCTGGAAAACCTGACAGTTACGATCCGGAAATACCTTGATCTGGGAATTAGCTCCGTTGACCAAGATCCCTCGGAAGGCAATCTCCGCCTGTGGGTGAGAGGCTTCGATGTACTGAACCTTTGCACCAAGTTCCTTCTCGAGAGCCGAATAGCTCTGGAAATTGGTCACAAAAACTCCAGGCTTCCCGCCTTCTCGGGCGAGCAAGCTCGAAGCATCCACTAGAGCTTCAGAGATTGGCTGAGAAGATCCGTTGTAACGAACACCACCGAGACGCACTGGATCCACAGATCGATCGACACCGAAGAAGCTATCCCCAGTCGTCGGAGCCGTAAGCGGAAGCCAACCAGCCAAACCCTTACATTTGGCGTTCAAGTCACCCTGAACGAGTAAGAAATCCGTCGCTTGCCATCCACTTGGCGTTCCAGCCACGCCACCTGCAGTTGCCGAAACAGTCACAGTTCCAGCAGACCGATTAACGGCAATGACATATCCCAGCGCTGCGCGAGGAGTTGCGCCGCCATCAGTCGTATCGGCTTGAAGCACCATGTTGACTTCGAATTGGACGACATCGCCAGCATTCGTCAAAGTGATGACACCGGTAGCGATCGAACCAATCGAACCAATTGTACCCGTACCACTTCGGAACAATGCCGAAGCAATCGAGTTCGTGATGGAGCGAATCGCGCCATCGATGACCAGCTTCGATCCTTCCAAGAAGGCCATCTTATCGGTCTTCGAGGCTAGCATCGTCTGGTTATCAATAGTCGCAATCGAGTAATCCGAGCTTCGGGTCAGAAGGAAAGATTCGATCTGAACCGGGCTTTGATTGCCCTGAGCATTACTGAAGGTCGCCGAACGACCCTGAGAAACACCCGTCACGATTGGGATGGGTTTGTATTTACCGCCGAAGTCCGTGTTCTTCTTCACCATCGCTAGGAACGGATTGTCCGCGTACACCAGGTTTTCAACAACCTGGCCGTCGTACAGCTCCTTGAGAGCCGCGTTCATAGCGGTTAAGTCTAAATAGCCGCCGAAAGACATAGTAGTCTCCTAAGTTTGAGTTGAGAAATTTTTCTCTTAAACTTGGAATGACTTAATATGTCCGGAGCTTACCGGCGTTAGATGAGATGTCTTACATGCCCGAAGGCGCTACTTAGATTTAGAATATCTTAATTTGGAAATAGTCTGGCATATTTTTTTATATTTGCAAATATAAAATGGTTGGCCAAAATGGATTCGAACCATTGACCTATCACTTATAGGGTGATTGCTCTAACCATCTGAGCTATTGGCCAAAATACGTCTCCTAAAAGCAGCTGGTACTCCGAAATGCTGCGAAACAAGTGCAGCTCTTATCTGATCTCCCAAATAAGCCCGAGTAGAATCCAGTTTTCAATCTAGCTTTGAACTCTAACCTTTTCGCTTTGATAAAACGTCACTTTAAACTCTGAAATTTTAACTTTCAGCTTTTCAAGGTTTTTACCATTTGCACGGTAAAATAGGTTGGAATCGAACCAACTACACATCGATTTACGGTCGATTGCTCTACCATATGAGCTACTATTTTGAGTTTTGCTTCTTCTTTCGTATCGCTTTTGAAGACAAACCTATTAAACGTTGATCAAAACGGTCGCATTCTTGAGAGATAATTGACCGTCCAAGGCTTCAAGCAAGTCATTTGCCTTCTCGGCTTGTTTTAAATAGTCCAAATAGTTCACATTCAGAACCAATTCTACTAACTTTTGTTTTCCATCAGAATCTGTAACCAGTCCAGGGCGAGCATTCTGCTGGTCTAAGGCAGTCTTGGTAGACATATGGACTTGTTTGAGGAAACCCAAATAGCCAGGAGCCACTTCCCTCTTCCATGTCAACCATTCGAAAACACTTTTAGATGCTTCTCCAACAGTGACCTCAGTCTTGAGATTCGCATCCGCAATACCAGACCTGATCTTTTCCAGGCGTGTCTGAAGATCTTTCATAGACTGATGTTCTTTTTCAATCCATGAGGTTGTTCCTCCGTCCGACTGCATAGGATCTTGAACGTGAGAATACCGACTCAGATTAGCGAGGACATTCTCACGCTTTTTAACTAGTTTCTTTTCAATTAATTTCACCTCAGCAAGAGCCTCGGTGATTGTAAGTTTTGCCATTTTCCCCTCTTTTGAAGCGAATCTATAGCACTACTTACTCAACGCCGCAATAGCCCTTTGCATCCGATCATTCTCAATTCTCGGAGCCACGATGCTCGGAGTAGAGCCAGTCATCGTGTTATTGAGCGTCGGCCTTGGACCAGACAAAGCATTCGAAGCCCGGTCCATAGCCGATTTAGTTTGGAACCCTGGTTCACTGGGTTGACCAGATTTCGCCGGCTGGACCTGCTGCTGGAATTTCTTCGCCATTCGTTTCTTTTCGGCGTCTTGAGTTAAATACTCTTCTACTAATTTTGCCGCCTGTTCTTTAGGCATGATCTGTTGGGTCTGATAGAAGTGCTGCTCTACTGTCGAGGCAATGAGATCATAAGCCTCATCACCTTCCATATTCGTCAATTCGAATTCGTCTGGCTTTGATTTTACAAAATCAGCAACCTCTGCTTTAAATGTATTTAGAGTTTGTTGCACTTGTTGCTGTTGAGCTTGTTGTTGTCTCTGTAAAATAGCCTGTTTTTCGGCTTCTTGACGTCGAACGTATTCTTGCATCTGCTGTTTAATATTCTTAATCTCCATCTCAGCGGTCGGATTTTGGCCGCCATTGAGTTGAAAATTAGTCACGTCTTCATAGGTTAGCCCTAAAGCTTTCATCGCTTCGATAGGATTCTGAAGCTTGAGTTGTTCAAATCGAGCGATCTGAGCTTCTCGCTCTTGAATCTGTTGTTCCATTTGACGAAGCTGCGCCTGTCTGGCACGAAGTTCTCGGTCCTTCTTGGCCATCGCGGCGAACCCTTTAGAAAACTGATCCGGTTTTGGAGCAGTAGCAGCCGGAACATCCTGAGAAGGCGTCTGTGCGGCAGCCTGGTCTGGAACTGCCGCCGGGACAGGAGATGGGCTGTCTGGAGGTTTAGGTGCCGATGGGAGAACTTTAATCTCTCCGGATTCTGGATTTAAGGATGCTTGAATAACACCTGGGGCTGATTCTAACATGATTCTCCCTTTTTGGATTTATTGAATGACTTGTTTCTTGACTCCCCAGTTCTTTTCTCTGGGCTGATCTTCCACAACTACTCGATGCTCGACACCATTTTGATCTTTCCAGTGGCATTCACCCTTGTTCAAAATGTCTCGAGCCATCCCAGGAATCTTCCCAAAGGTAGTCTTCTTCAATTCAAACTGAAGTTCATGAACAAAAGGTACTTGATCAACCCATTGCGGAGCGCCGATCACTTTGGCCAATTCATTCGGAAAGTTAAGGTAGTAAGTAAAATACCGGATTTGTCCTGGTGTATGATTTTTAATCCCCATAAGCTTCCTCTTTTTTTGACAAGATCTCTTCTATTTTCATCGCTACCAGTGCTGCTAAAATCCGATAAGCTTTATCGGTGTCATGGTGAAATTTATTAGCCAAATAGTAGTTTAAATATACACAATTAATTTCGTGTTCGTCCAATTCAACAATCAAGCAGCCCCCGGAACGTTAGGGATCATTGGGGATTGAGGTAACGCCTGCGGTGCTGCCTGCGGAGGCCCCATCCCTGGGCCAGCAGCGGGAGGAACTGGAGGCATTGCCTTTTGCTTCAGCAGATTCACCTGATCGATGAACTTCCTCAACAACGACAGCTTCTCTTCTTCCAAGTTCGCACACTTTCCTTGAGCATAATATTCAAGAGCCAGTTCTGAAGCGAGTTGGAGGTCATCGAATGGTTCCGGGATCGTATAGACGCCATTGTCCACGATCTTTTCCAAGATTTCATGCAGATAATCTTCCTCGGAGTTTTGAAGATCCTCGATTTGCTCCAGATCCGGGAAATCGAGGAGACGCCTGCCGGCGCGTGGGGTGATAAATCCTGCCTGGATATATTCCTGAATCGTCTGAAGCCTACCCGCAGGATCATTGGGAAGAGAAGAAACCGGGAAGATCTTCATAATATATTCATCTTCTTGCAGATCGACATCTTTCCAGTCAATGGTTTTAATAAATTTCTTACCGGGTACTTTGACTTTATATTCGCCTTCGCGCTCGTAAATTTCTTTGGCAGCTTCAACTGAGAGCTTAGCAAGATCTAAGAAGAATCTCTCATAAGCTTGGCCTACCGTCATAAACCGATCCGTTTCGATATCGTTGTATTCTCTTAAGGCCTTACCAGAATTAAGACCCGCCGGCTTTTGAGAAGCCGCAGAAAGCTGAGAAATCCCGGCCTGTTCATAGGCCATTGTCTTGATGGTTTGAATATGGGAATAGACTTCGGGCTGAACGATAGGAGGAACAATATATTGAGGAGGCTCATTCCCAGAGATGATTGCTCCGATATCGTTATTGATATGTTCCTTAGGAAACTTCGAGCCATTCTTAATAAAAACCTTGAAGGTGCCAGCTAGGTGCATACTTCGCTGGACAACCCATAAGAGTTTATTGAGCTCGAGTTGAAGATTCTGGATCTGTTCAGCAAGGGCTTGCCCCCAGTAGCCGTACATCCTTTTACCCCACGAGAACTTAGCGAATGGAAAATGGTCCTTCTCCCATTTCTCTTCAAATAAGATATGGCCATCGATCCAGATGACGTGAAGACCATCCTTGGCGTCCGGTCCAGACGGCAAGTGCCAGGACTCCCCAACAAAGATCTGGTCAGCTACATTCTGGTATTGGCCCATGAGATCAGCTGAAGCGGAGTTAGCGGCCAGAATCTCTGATTTATGATTGGAGAAAAGGTCGACCATGACTGTTCGATCGACATTCTTGCCTCGATGGAGTTGTCTAGGAGAACCATAAAAGGCTTCTACCCAGTCCACGAAGAGCTCGGAAGCCATCACGCGCTCCCATTTTACTCTACCGTAATGTTCAAATACGTGAATAAAGCCATCCCCAAAAACACCAGCGTCACGAAATACATCAGCTCCCAGTCGGTACGCTTCATTCTCGTAAAACACCCCATCCACAAACTGGTCGAGTTTCTTAGCCTTACGCTGCATCTTGTAATCCCCACCCGAAGTGAGGAAGAGCGGTTTAGGCTTATTCTTGCTGATCTTGGCCGTGACTGTGTCGACGGTGCTTTGAACCAGATTGTAGGAGATTCGATCTTTGAGAGCATTGTTCACCGAAGCGATCTTGGTCATCGATAGGCCATTGAGACCCATGAGGTTAGTGTTCCCGTAGAGGCGGGTGCTGATCTGGTATTGGGTCTGCCTCTTGGAGTCATACTGGGCGATCGCCGTCATAATCTTGGCGAGAGATTCGGCACGCTCCTGCTTCGGGACTGCCCACCACCGAGCTTCGTATCGCCCACTGGGAGAGTTATCTTTCTGACCAGAGAGAGTGGTATAGTCTATGCGGGACATGATTGTTCCTCGACTTCCTTGCGAGTTTTCTCTTTTGGGAGTTCTTCATGGTTTAAGTCCAGGCTAAACCGAACCTCTCCCGTTGTTCGATTCACTCCAACGACCCAGAACCTCATGCCAACTTCCCAGTGCTTTGCTGGAAATGGATCCGGATCAAAGAATGCTCGGAACATCCGATTGCTGCCGCCTACGGATTGGAATTCATAAAGTTCCGTGATGGGCTTATTCATTCCTCTGCCTTCGTCGGGATCAGAGGCTTCTCTTCTTCTTTAGGCCCAAACCCCTCGACAGCGGAGAACAAGAACTCTTCTTCAGTAGGGATCTTTCCGTTGTTGATGAGATCGGAGAGGACTACTGGAGTGTCCTGAATGTCGAAAACAGCCTCTAATTCTGGGGTTTTAATCGATCGAATTCCAAATTCTTTACAGAGAGTAAAGACAGCTCTTACCTGTTCAATGTTCATTAGTTATAGGAGATCAATTATTATATCTGTTGTCAATTGTTATAATAATCTTGACAACCTTTTCCAGAGAGTGATGTATTAATGCTTCTCCAAATATCGCAAATACATTCTTAGATCCCGATCCCTGCCTTTAAAAGAGATGTTAATCTCTTTAGATCCCTGCCTTTCAACCCGTGCTTGAGCTGGTTCGTTAAATAACTCGATCTGTTTAGTTTCGGACATTGAATTCTGTAACTGCGTTTCATAAGTTCCACAGGGCATGAATCGTGGTGGTAGTTGACGGTAGTGTATCTTTTCAAGATGAACTGGTATAAGCACGTTCATTCCAATAATCGAGATGGATTCAACGAAGGGATCGGGGAGTTACAAGTGTAACTCACATGGGACCGGGAACCAATACAGGCTAGCGAAAGGAAGATGGACTAAGTGATCAAGACAAACCAGCTCTACTACCCAGCCCTCTGCTCTTTAGGTGAGGATCGAGTGATGATCACGAACGAGCTTTACGAGAGTGAGGAAGAAGCAAAAAAGCACTACCCAGGGATATTTTTGCGACTGGCCCGCGAGTGGCCGGCGATCGAGATCACCAAAGAGGTGGTTGAGCCGGTAGTGAATAGGAGTTTAGAGTACTTTCAGGATCTCAAAGAGAAGCTATCTAGGAGCTGACGTCCTGACAGAACTACTCGAACCTTCGCCGGTAACTATGGATTATTTTGACCATTTCCATATAGTACTCCTCGATAGATATTTGACCCTGTTCTGTGGCGGTTAGCAGGGAATCGAAACGCTCGCCGTAGAAATGACCAATCTTTCCAATAGCCACGATCGGTTCCATTTCTGAACCATCTTTGTGCTTCATTCGGAGCTTAGAGACTAACTTCTCAATGGCGTTGATTGCTTCTAAGAAGGTCATATCTCATTCCAAGGATCAGTCATTCCCCACTCATCGTCAGCCTTTTCACGTCTTAGCTGCGCTTGAGCGATCTCTTCCATCTCTTCTTCTTGCTGCTTTTGCCAGGCTGAGGTGGAGTAATGGGGTCGGATAGGCTCGGGTTCGTAAAGCCAATGCAAAGCCTCTCGAAATGCATATAAGACGGCGTCGCAGATATCGGAATGGTAGCTGTCAGATATCCTAAGCTTGTCGGGGGAGAGTAGATCTCGATCCCATTCGACAAGCGAACAATCTTGCGCGAACTTACTTTCCATTTTGGCATAAAACTTTCCTGTTCTCATGGCGTCATTTAAGAGTTCGATGAATTCGAACTTTCTGGTCTTTTCCGCCGCATCAATCGGTAGCTGGTATCTCTGGGCCAACTCCTCAGCAATCTTCTTGCCCAGGCCCCCCGTATCCATGACTACTTTTATCGGCTTATACTTTTGGATCAGAGAGCCGATTTGTTCGGCAAGTTCGGTGATGCCTTGCTTTCGTTTGACTACTTCTTCAACGAGATAAGCTTCTTTACTCTTTTCGGACCATCCGACTACCGAAATGGCGTCCGCGTCATCAAACCCGAGATCCACCCCGATAACAAAGCTCCAGCCATTACTTTGGGGTCGTTCAGAATAGTGATTCCTAGAAGATTCATAATGAAATACGAGGGAATCACTATCCACAACCCAACGACCAAAACACTCACGCTGTATTTTAGGATGCTCAAGCCCTACCCCCATCCTTTCACAGTCGGCTTGGATGAGTGCTTGTGGGGTTTTCCCGCTTTTTTTAGCAAGATGCGGGTTTTGGAACATCGTCCATCCATGGTGTGCCCACGCTTTAGAATGCGCGCAATCATGGAAGTATCCCGCCGGTACGAGCGCAGGAGTTCCGATAAGACAGAGCGTTCCCGCGTAGTCAAATAAGGCCTTGGATAATACATCGTCCACAAGATCCTGGATATATCCTCGGAATGACTGGCATTCGTCAATATAGACCTTTTTAAGCGGGAGACCTCGGAAGTTCTCGATTTCACTTTTGTCTTTCGCACCGGAGACATAGATCACACTCCCATTAGGAAACTTCAGTGAGAGATCCGTCTCGTTCGCTCGACCATTCAGCGTGAACAGTCTGTTAAGCTTCAAAAGCTCTGGCCAGATGATCCTCTTAGCATTAACGCGGCTCAGTGTAATGTATAAACAGACAATTCCCTCGTGCTTGAGGGCTGTATCCATAAGATCAGCAGCACACGCAATCGTCTTTCCAGATCGCCTGGAGCATACTGCCGTCTTGAACTGAGCAGGATCTTGAATGAACGCCAACTGCTCATTAAAGCAGAATAGTTTAATATTAAACTGGCCTTTGTTTTGTTCTCGAAGAGTTGCTAAAGCCAGATCAAGACGAAGATTCATTCTCGATATTCTAAATAGCAAACCACGACTAAGATCAAGATGATTCCAATATCAATGAGAAGCATCTAGGATTTTTGGTCGTCCAGGTCCTCTCTTGAGGTCCACAGATACTTCAGATTCAAGTTCTTCGTCTAGATTGAGAACTTGAGCAAAGGGAACTACAACGGCTTTATCCATTCCAGGCTTAGTGATTCTAATGCCCACCGGATGGTATTCGATCGTCACATTGTGCATCGTGAGATCCAAGGAACTCCTCGATCCAACGGGTTGAGGAAGGGTGACAGTGGTTCCTTGGGTGAAGACGACTCGTAGAATCTTAGGTTTAGTCATAGTTTCCTTTCTTAACTAACAATTTTTCGGATCGAGCTAAGAGCGTCACTACAAACCCCTAACATGAATTCCGCTGACCGTTCGGAAAGAACGATACATTCGTCTTCTCTGAACCCCATTACACCTTTATCATCTACTCTCACATCGACATATTGAATCCTTGGGCCTAGCTCATTCTCTTTCTCTGCATATTCTTTTTTATTATAGATTTTGAATCTCATAAGATCTTTTGTTTTTTCCATTCTTTGTATGCTTTCCAGTCCTTCTCAAGGAGGATTTCCCACATACGTCTCATTCCTAAATCTATTTCTCTTTTAACTGCCTCTATGAACTCTTTCTCATTCTCCGGCTTTGGATGGACAATAATAGGGCAGTATTTCATATCAAGTAAGGGTTATACACCCAGTTCGGATATTTCTTCGCGATCCATTCATCAGTAGAATCGTTTTTGCAGTAATTTTGATTACAAAATCCAACAATCGCTGGTGGTAACGGAGCTCTGTGTGAGCACGACCATAAACGGCAAAGGTGTGTGTAAGATACTTCGTCTTGTTGCTTAATATTGAGTATTCCGATCAATTTAGTAGCAATGCCCAATCTTTGGAATTCTCTTTTAACAAAAAGATATTGAATAACTACACATTGGCGATCTTCATGTGGAGAACGAACTGCACTGGCGACCAGATACCCTATGATCTGATCGTCGTCGTCCGGAGATACCGCCACGTAAACCTTTACCATAGGAGAGTCTAAAATAGCGGCAATCACTCTTTTATGGTGTCCAAAAAAAATCCGATGAGGAACTTTCCTGGCGAAATAAGACATCATTTTGTAGGATTTTAACCAGCTTGAAACCACAAATGGGAAGTCAGCAGTCTTAAATGGACGGATTTGGATATCTGGGGTCACTTACTCTCCCTTAAGTTTCACCAATTCTTCTTCCACGATCTGGATCAGTGCTGCCCGATCCATCTGCTGGAATTCTTGTGCGGCTTGAATAATTTGTTCCACGGGTCCCCCGTCAGGTCCAGACAATTCTGTCGCCCGTCTCTTTGCGTACAAATACTGAGCAGCTTCTGAGGCAGCTCGAAGACGTTGATCAAGGGTGATCGGGTTCGGGTCTTTGAGCGCTTCGTTATTGCCAGCAGCAAACATGAAAAGCACATCGAGTGGATCTACGCCGAGGGCTTTCGCTCGGTCTTGTAGACTGCGTCTGTCTTTGTTGATAGATCCTTTGGGTCTGCCGCCCATCGGGGCATGTCCTGGTTGGAATGGCATAGTTCTTGATAGTAAATTATTAAAGTCGGATATTGTCAACTGTTTCTTTGAAAGCGCCGGCAGACTAGCTTTGACACTCATTTGATTTGCCTACCGGCGCACAGACCGGATAGAAACTTACTTCTTACCGCCCTTTTTCTTTCCTTTAGCCATGTGATCTCACCTCCTTTCATTTCTAGACATTGGTAGATCTTTAGAAATGACAGGGGTTATTGGCGCAGTCAATAACTATTGGCGGATTTCAAAAATTTTTGGCGACACTTTTCGCAGCGTAATTTCGGAAATCGATGATTGATCTTCTTTTTACAATCGATGCAGCTCTTTACTCGGCAATCCGAGCAGATTTGTGAGAAATGGTACGTCTTCTTTTGATTACAGGCGGTGCAGGTAGGTTGGCGATCTTCTCGGTTCCATGAGAATAACGACCACTCTTTGCTCTGTACCAAGTAATCTGATCGGTTGGCATCAGCTTCATACTTCTTCAACCTTCTTGAATTGGTAAATCCCAGGTTCATTAACACTGATCGTGGCGATTACTGATCGACATCGGCCACAAACCAGATCTCCCCAGATTTTGTCCCCATTCAAAGAATCTTTTTGCATCTGATCAATGATCATCGGTGCATCATAATCGCAAGATCCACAATAAATGCGAACATCGCCTAAAGACATGCGTAAATCGGTTCCATCTTGTAGCTTTCGGCTTTCTGGTTCTTCACCAGCTTTATCCTCAGCTCATCGTTCTCTTTCGCCAACCGGATAATAGCTTCTCGAAGAGCAGTGATCTCGGACTGGTGGTTACAAACGGATTCGGTTTCTTTCATCTCTCGACTCCAATTCCAGTCGTCATCATTTCCAATCATTGTCTTCATAATTTATCGCCCTCTTTTCAGAGGGCTAATGATCTAATAATTAATTAATTCACGCTCAGCGGCCACCGACGCAGACGACCGATCCATTGCCATTGCTGCGATCGCCGCTGAAGATGCCGCCATTAACGCCATTGAAGAAGTAGGCGACGGCGGGATCGTTAGGGTTCCCCGACGACGACCAAAACCACCTATTGCTCAGATCAAGCACTTCTCGAATTCCATGCTCTTCACCGATCTCAAATTCTCCCTTCGTGGGAAGTCTTTTCTTTGAAGAAGAATACTTTTTCGTGGCATCATCGTGATTGTACTTCCTTTTTTCTGGCTGACGCCATTCCAATTTCGTCTTTTGATCCAAGAATCCGCTCTTAGTTTTTAAAAATGTGAACCCCTTTGAAGTAATGACTCGATCTCCGATCTTTAATTCTTCAAATCTAGGTTTTCTTAAATCAATTGTTTTCATCCTATTCTCTCCAGTTCAATATCAATTCCTACTCGTTTATCTGTCCAGTCGTATAGCTTCCTTGCCATTAGAGCTACAATCTGTGAATCGTCTTTCCAGAGAATCCCATTAGCAGCATCTTTGACAGCCTTGATCAGGTTATCCAGATCCGGTCTGACTGTGTGGTGTTCTCGGACCTTTTTTTTGGGTTGTCCCATGTAGAATACGAATTTTGCTCTAATCGCCCCTAGAATCGGTTCTTGTTTATATTGGGCTCTCAGCATCATGGCGACGGCACTTTCATACTGCTTGGTCTTTTGTGGAGTATACGCCCCATTCCTGCCCAGTCTTGGCCTTAATTTCGGCTGAGGAGAAATGGGAAGAAATAATCGAATCATTAACCCACCACGCTCAGCGGCCACCGACGCAGACGACCGATCCATAGCCATCGCTGCGATCGAAGCTGTCGAAGCTGCCATTATCGCTAAAGAAGACGTAGGCGTAGGCGGGATAGTATGGGGACCCCGACGACGACCAAAACCACCTATTGCTCAGATCAAGCACTTCTCGAATTCCATGCTCTTCACCGATCTCAAATTCTTGTTTAGAAGGTAATCGATCTTTGAATTTTTTCACCGCTTCATCATGAGAATAATTACCTTCTTCTTTTGAACTCCAAATCAATCCAGAGCTTTCATCTTTCCACGATTCTTTTCCATCTGAATCTCTTGAGAGAAGAACAAAAGAGTGCCCGCTAGAGGTAATCACTTCTGTTCCAATTTCAACTTTTCTCAAATCTGGCTTTTTAAGATCTATTTTCATTTTATTCCCAAATGCTTCTTCAAAACCCAAAGGACCTTTTCTGCATAGAAACGGTCCCTATCTTTCTGTTCTTCTTTTTTCTGTGCAAGCCACTGAGTGAATCATTTCTTTTTGACCTCGACAAACTCGGTCCAATAGGTATCAGGGGCAGGATATTTCGCTAAACAATAGTTTTTGTTCTCATCGAACAGTTTATCAAGTGCTGATTTTAGAAATTCTGGCTTTACCCAAATTCTATTCCGTTTCTTCTTCACCAGCTTCCGGCATTGCTTGGGATGAAGTCCTCGTCCTGCTACGCCGTCATCCGTGGTGACCTGGACATAGTCTTCCTTTGCGTAGTCCACAGTCCCAGTCCATCTTTTGGCTCCTTCTCCTTCTAGGCCAAAGTAGCAAGCGACACGATCGCCTTTCTGAAACTTGTTCATTTCTTCTTTTCCATTTCTCTATTCCTGACTTCTATTCAAAAATCAATTAAAGTAACCAATGATCCTTCTTCTTTCCTTTGACTATATTGATCCAATGCGTACCCCTCTGAGATTCGAATCTTACCAGAGTAGTATCCATTATGATCTAATCTAGTCTCAAAATCGACATAGCCATTGGATGTCATTATTTTAGACCCCATAGTTTGGGTGACTTCGTAACCCTCTTCTTCAAAGGGCTGCGTCCATTCGGCATTTTCTATATTCAGAATCGTCGACCCAGTTAAATTTTCTGCTCCAGAAATATGAGCCAAGTAGCAATGAGAACAACAATTACCTACCCAAGAAAGATACAGCGGACCTGTTTCAGTCTGTAAGACAATGACGTCTTTATCATCATTGATCGACGCAGAGATGACCTTCTTTCCAGCTAGTTCACCCATCGTCAATTCTTTATATTCGTTCATCTCTTCCTCTTCTCCATTTCTCTCTTCCAAATCTCTCGATACTTCTGTTTCATGCTTTCTGGCAAGTTCTTCATGAGATCAATCACGACTTGAATGTCTCCTTTTCGGATCTTTTCGATCATCCAGTCCTCTAAAGTCAATGCCTCGGACCAGTCCAATGATTTCATTTTGTTGAATCAACAATCGAATATTTTATTCTGGTAGCCCTTTAATATGTTGCACGAGATGAGCAATCTCTTCTTTTAAGATATTCACGTAAATGAACTCGGCACCTAGATCATCATCTTCGGTCAATTCTTTTGCAATTATCCTTCGAAGTCTTAGGATCTCCTCGGCCATGCGCTGAACATGTCCAGAACGGCCATCGGTGATCGGGTGATGCTCAAACTCCTTCGCGATCTCACGCCAGTCAGTCATGTATCATCTCCAAATGCGAGATCAGTGATCATATGCTAACCCCTTTTGGATCTCCTTAGCTTCGCGAAACGAGAGACTGAAGATATGCGGGTATTTGTCTGTGGTTTTGAGAGAAGGGCCGGGCTTGATACCGGCTCTCCTGGCGACCTCGTTTAAGCCTAAGATGAGAACGCCCGCTTTCAAGGTTCACTAGCCTCATCTTATTGGGTATGTCCTTCCACACTGCCTTCTCTCAAAACCACAGACTTACTCTATTTTATATCATAAATGGTACAACATGCAACACAAATTATATACTTAGGGTATTTAGGTCCCCGCGTGGACCCGGACGCCTTTCAGCGCCCGTAAATAATGCTCCTAGTTAACGAGTGAGGAGCGTCCTTCTCGGCGATTTTCAGATTGTGGTTGATTTATTTCGGTGAATCACCGATAACGGCTCAATCATAATCTTGCTCGCAGCTAGATTAATAATGCCCGTCGGCAGAAATGTCAACGGGCATTATCTTTTTTCACTGCTCCCGAATTACTTGGTCTCCCAAAGAATAGATCGTATTGTTACTTACAAGCTCAATCAGGAGTTGCGCAAATGGTTCCGGTGTCAATAACCGTTGCCGCTTAGAAAGTCGCTGGCAAACGCCTGTCTTGATAACTCTAGCCCTCTCCTCTTTCGAGAGATACCCAAGATCCAACCGAATCCCATTATTTTTTGTGACATCTGCACTCGCATTTTTCAGATTTAAGGTTTGATCTTGGCTTCATGGCTTCAAAAATATTCAGACTCAAAAAACCGATGCATTCTGAATGGCGATTCTCAAAACACTGGATGCTTAAAGCAGGCAAGTCCTTGTTAGAAGAACCGATTAGAATTCGAATCTTTTTATGTGGCTGATCTCTGCCACCTTTAAATGTATTTCCCATTACTTATTATATCTTTTTACATCCACACAGAAAATGTGTCCGAATTTACACAGGTTTGCTGCCCTATTCTCTTCTAAAAAGAATAGACCTATTTAGACTGTGCAAACCGATTAGCCTTTTGAAGGCTTCCCGCACTTGCGCTGGAACAACGGCGTTGCCCAGCCCGCGCAAACGGTCTACTCGGTGCGTCCCTACCGTTTTTGTGCGTTCAAGCGCCCCAAGGCGATCAAACACTTGCTGCTGCAGGTCTTGTGCTGGTGGGAGTCCAGAGGCGTAAAATCTTCCCCACAGATCACGCAATTCCCCATCTTCTTCGAGCCACGGCCCCAAGTTCCTTTTTTGACGTGCTCTTCCTTGTGGCATCCCTGGCATAAGATCACGAAGGTGCTCGGAGTATAGATCGGGTGATGACGTTGCAAGTTCTCGCCGCTCCCACACTGAGCGCATGATTTGCCAGAGAGCGATATAAGACGTTGGGTCGCTTTTCGGACGGTTGCCTTCTGCATTCATCTTCTCCTCGTTTTTGCCCAGCGGGAAGCCCATGGCTCTAAGCGCGTCCAATTCAAAGGGTATCCCATTAGCCACTCGACCCACATCGGGTTCAAACTCCCACCACCGCCGCCCTTGTAGGAGGGGCGATCTCCCGAGCTCCCACTGAATCGCGCCTGCTCCATATCGCTGATCGTAACCATGCTCGCCGTCGGCCAAAGATTCTTGCGGGCCATCGTGCTCAATGAGCCCTTGCTTTCGGCTTTGCCTTCTTTGACTCCGTGATTGTTGCTCCCGTAGTCCGCTGCCGTTGGCGTGGGCAAGTAAGAACCATCGTTCCCGCAAGTGCGGGGCTCCCACTTCCGCGGCTGATACAACCGTCCACCGACAGTCATACCCCAACGCAGTGAACTCCAACAAAACGCGATCAAGCCCCCGAAGAGTGATAGCTGGGACGTTTTCCAAGAAAACGAATCGTGGTCGAAGCTCGCGAGCGAGTCGAATGATTTCAAAGAATAGCCCGGATCGCTCTCCTTCCAAGCCTGCTCCAAGTCCTGCAATACTGATATCCTGGCAGGGGAACCCGCCGTAGATGATATCCACGGGTCCACACATAGAGCCCCGCAAGGTGCGCACGTCGTCCCAGACCGGACCCAAGGGCAACCGACCTTCGGCCATCCGTGAAAAGAGAACTGCTTGGGCGTGTCGATCGTTTTCACAATAGGCGACTGGCCACACCCAAGGTTCCAGGGCAAGAGTGATTCCGCCGATACCGCTAAATAGATCCAGCCCATTTAACACTTCACCCCACCCTCGCCATTCCTAGAATAATCTCCATCACCGAAACCACCAGCACTCCGATGAGGATGAAGAGCGCATTGGATGAGAAAGTCATTTGAATTCACTGACAGCGATGATCACTAAGTCAATGAACATTCCTAGGATTCCGATGATGGAAATTCCGGCGAATAGAAAGAACGCCCAGTCTCTCATTTTGCCGCCTCAATCCCCGCCTCCAAGAATTCTACTAAATCACTCAGTTGCTCTAGACTGAGGAACTTCGATTCTCCGACCTTGTACCGTTCTTGTAGTAGGCCAGCATAGATCGTATTCGGATAGGCCGTCATAAAGGGCCTATAAATGGCCGCCAATCGCTTCGTTAGGGCTTCTCGATCCTCTGGGAAGGACTTTTGTACTTCTTGAGCCTTGGGCGGTTTAACGACAATAGGAGTTGGTTTATCAACCGACTCTGGTTTTTTAGGAAGTGAGGCAGAATTTCCATCATCATCATCTGCTGGAGCAATTCCGACCATAGCCATCAAAGAGTAACGTCTCGCATAGGTGACACAAGAGCCATAGGACTGAGGAGAAGGATCCCTAGGAACCAGAATCAGTTCACTGGTCACGAATTGTCCCGAGGAATGAGAAAGAAGCGTCGTAAGCCCAACATTCCCTTCCGCAGTCGTAAAGGGCATCTGCATGACTGCCAAATCGTTCTTTGAAAGAGGTCCGCGACAAGCCTCTAAAATGCTTGCAAGATCAGCATAGGCATTCTTGAAGTGCGGGTTGACGCTGTCTTTAACAGCATCCCGAATTTCTCCTTGAGCTTGAGAAAGAGCATGAGTGAGCTCGTTGATCTGTTCAGATTTATTCATATTATTCTCCCTCCAAATCTTCCTTGAAAGAAAGATTGATTCCATCCATTCCTAGCGAAGTTTGGAACAATTTAACCGCTTCTACAGAACTCATTCCTCTTTCGAGATTAAAAATCATTACCGTTAGTTTTTGTCGGATTAAATCTACCGTGTGCTCTACACCCATTTCAACAGCCTCAGTTAAATTCTTTGCTATCTGAATTCCCATGATGTAGCTCCTATCGAATTTGTATTCTACTTAAGAAAAAAGGAGGATCGGTATGTCTAAAAGTTAATTTCAAAGCCAGAATTTAAGTTTCTCATTGTCATGACGATATAGTATCAAACTTGATATTAATTGCAACATAATAACTAATCAGCATCTAGAGGCTTTGTTTATGAAAGAACCTTGGGAATTAATAAAAAATAACATTGTCAATTTAATGAAAGAAAAAGGAATGAATCAATCCCATTTGGCAATTCTATGTGGTTGGCCTTCTGGAAATGTAAGCCGGTATCTCACTGGGAAAACGGTGCCGACCTTAGATAATATTCAAAGAATGGCCGATTGTTTGGGTGTTCCTTTAGTAAGTCTTTTTATAGGAGACAAAGGATTTCCAGAGCCCACGAATGATGAAATCCTTTTAATTTTAAAAGAAAGATTATCGAAGACATAGGTCATTTCAGACACAATTGTGGGATCTCGTTAGTTGATTCATCATGGAAGCATGAATCAACTAACGATCGCTAAGACACTAAAGCAAGCGGCTGAATTAGGACCAGAACACACTGCCGATCTTCTCCGTCAAAAACTCACCGTTCTGCTCTATCAGCTTCAATTAGGAATGGATCCAGAAAAAGCCATCAAAGATTTCCAAGAAAATATTGGAATGGATGAGATTCCTGTTTCGTCTAAAAAAGCAGCCTAACTTAGGAGTACTCTATGATCAAAATTCTATGGATTGTTATGATTTCGATCATGTCTGTCGGTTGTGCTTCCGTTCGAATGACTGAATATCATGATAAACAATTTACAATGTGTGGAAATCGCTGGGCAGATGCATCGGATTGGATGGAAGCAGAGATTAATGCCTGCTCAGGCGGTGCTGAACGGATTGCTGGCTACACTCAATATGTTTCGAGTGGTCGAACCACGATCAGTCAGCAGTTTGGCATGATTAATGTCCAAGAGCATGGACGAAATGAAACTTGCCGCGTCTACAATTGCTTAGGACATGTGATCTTCTAGCCCGTTGAAAGAAGCGTCGAAAGATCCACATTGGCTTGATTTGGGATTTGAATATTCGAGGTGGTGAGCATCGTCACGAATTCTCCGGATCCATTTTGGTATTGAACACCGATTTGGTAGGGAGAGATATTGATGGATTGAGTTTCCACGAGACCATCAACTACTGTGGGATCCGATGGAGTGACGGTTGCGGCTGTCGTCTCTGCTAGGCCGGACTGATTAAAGGCAAAAGTCCTTCGGAAGGGAGCAATCACTAAATTACCGTATTTAAAAGACTGCTCTAGATTCACCACTAAGACGGCGTTATCTAAACTTCCGATGTCTCCGGAGACATCTTGAAGATAAAGATAAGCAATGCAGCGGCTGGGAGATGTTGGAGAAGGTGGGGAAAATGGCATTAAGGGACCTCACTAGTAACAGTCAGTAAAAATGAACTAGAGTCACCCTGAAGAGTCATGAAATTTTCAAAAGCAATATGACTGGAATAAATCCTCGTCGCATCAGATTGCATTCCTAAAAGAACACATCCCTCTGAATCAGTTTGCCAGTCCCCTTGATGGAAAAGGATTTTGGAATGTCCGGGAACATTTGCAATCTCAAAGGTCATGAATGGGTCTGGGTGTCCTTCAAGCTGATGCAGTCCTCGAACGCAAGTGTAACTTCCATCCGGAAGTTTAGGAATGCCAGAATAGGAGTGCTCTAATGTCATGCAAACAAGAATTCCAGACAGTTGTTTTAATTCACCAAAGACACCGTCATTCGTGAACCGATTTCTAGTGAGTAGTAAATCCATGGATCTGTTCCGTAATGGAATTCATGTGAGATTGGATCGTTTGTGGAGCGGCATCGTAGCACCAAGAAGCCCATGCCGATTCTTCAGATTCAGAGGTCATCCAAGCATTTTTTAGACAAGTAGGAGAACAGTAATATCCATTAGCATTCGATTGGCAACACTCCACCAGTGGACTAGTCGGAGCCAATGAACAATCCGCTCCACCAAAACCGTCCCCCAGACAAACACTCAGAGCAGGGGGACTGGATGTCCTACATGCACTAAGCGCTAGTACGCCCACGAGAAAGAGCATCTTTCCAGGCTTGAGCCGCTTTGTATCTTTCATCATCGGTTACCGCCCGAGCTGCTAATGCCGCAGCATCAGCGATTGCAGCTAAAGTATCGCTATGCTGTTTAGCTATATACCATCCAATAATTCCTTGGATGAGAGTATTGAGATACCCCGCAATTGCGGGGATCGCAGCAATCGCATCCAAGATAGCTATCACTAAAGCCATTTATGCCGCCGGAGGCTGAACTCCGCCGCCAGCAACCTTTCCTAGAACTGACAACAAAAGACTGATCAAACTGTTCGATTTAATACTAGGGACCAACTCGATAATAAAATCTAGAATAGCAACGCCCAAAGCCGCGAGAACAACGCCGTGAGACTGAAAAAAAGCAATAACAGCTGCCATGATCTATTCCTCCTTGAAAAGGTTATCCTGAACGAGACTGATTTATTTGTCCAATATTTTCCGAATCTCCAGAACTTGTTCCTTAATTACTGCCACATCAGTTTTCATTTCTTCTAGATTTTCTTCTTTAATTCGAACTGATTCGATTTCCTTCGCATTGGCGTCTGCCTTAAATGAAACCATCAGGACGTAGGCGTAGCCTCCTAAGATAAGGGTAAGCATGCCTACAGCTGCGGTAATACTTTCAGCAAAACGCCTCATCTTATTTCTTTTTCATAAGCGCGTGGGCAAATGCTGATTTTCCAGCCATTCCGCCTTCTCCCATCCGGGAAGATTTAGCCCTTCCTTTTGCGGCTAATTTTTGGAAATGTGCCTTTCCTAAGGCCTTACGCCCGATATAGGCCGCAAGGGCCTTTGGATCGTGGGCGCCCTTACCGGCAAGCTGATGAGTGAGATGTTCAAAACGTTTCCCGGATCCCAACTTTGGTACTCCACCGCTAGCAAAGTTTGCCATTTCATGGTCCATGGCATCTTCGTGATCCATTTCTGGATGTTCTTGATCATCTTCCATTTCTCCTTCATGGCCTTGATGATGATAGGCCATGCCGCCTTCAGCATACATTCCTGGATGGATTTGATCAGTCGCCATCGAATGAGGCATCAAATCCGGATCTTCTTGTTCCATGTGGTCTACATCGGGATAAGGTTCACCCATCTGATTACTATAGGAAGGATTTGAACCGGAATTCGGATCTTGTTCGTGATGATCCAGATCAGGATGCGGCTCACCGGGTTGATTAGAATAAGCCATTCCCCCTTCAGCCATGTATTCTATGGGATGTTCGTCTTCGAAGTAGCCATTCGTGTGGGGCTCACCACTGGAGTTATGGCGATGGTAGGGTTGTCCATAACCCGGATCGCCGCCAATTTCACCCCAACTATCATTTGGGCTAGCCTTCCCTCCGTTGGCATAATTTTGAGTGGGTTTAGGTTTAGGTTTAGTTTTGTCGTAATCTAGGCCTGCCGTAGTGGCGATATCCCCACCGCCCTTCCCTTGGCCTTGCACTGTCATAACTGGAAAACCGCCGTCGGCCATCTTTTTCTTCAAAAATCGCATATATCCCATCTTGGAAGCCATAGTCGTATTCTCCTTCTAAATCGCTTTGTTGACTAACAAATTCTTTGCGTGCTGGTAACATTTTGGACAAACAATCCGATAAACAACAGTCACATTGAAATGCGAAACAGAGGCGTGAGTTCCATATCTTTGATGGCCCCCAAAAGATCGATAACAACGCGGACATTTAGTCCAAAAATTTCCAGTTATTTTAGCCACCAACCAGTGTAAAAATACCATAGATGCCTCTTTAGTTTTCAATCTGAATAGCATGTCCCAACATCACTACGGGATCCGGTGGTAACTGAGTAAAATCCCATTGCATGGCAACGACCTGGGAAGCATCTGGATTGGTCGAAACCTGCATCGCGAACTGAGCGGCATAGACCGTGATCTGATTTAACCATGTCAAAAGTTGGCCAATATAGGCAGCGCGGTTAACTAGTCCATTGGCTTGAGCTGCAAGATAAAGAGCAATAAAGTTTAACTGGGTTTGGGTGTCGTAATGGGATTGGCCAAATACGGTCAGTGCTGCTTTAAACGCAGCCAGCTTCTGAGAAATGGCGACATCGAGTGGCGGAACGAAAGGGATAAAATTTATCCCGTCATAAGTATCCCCGACGTTCGGGGTAGGATCATCTGATCCTAAAAACACAGCAGAATCGATATTCCCCGCATCGGTTTGCTGCTGAATAAAATCTGAGCCAGCTCGAACCACGCTGATCACTACCCCCTTCTTGATAAAGGCATAAGTCCCAGTCCCGGAGGAGACGACTTCCCCAGCCGGAGTTCCATTCGCCGGAGCAGGATCGCCATCTCCCATCCGAATAACTGAATCTAACAGATTTTGGTCCACCATCGTTTCGATTTGTTCGATGGTCAAGACTTCGACGTTAATCACCACTCCGTCTTTGATCTCCGCATAAGTCGCTTGCTTAGACATTTATTCTACCCATTCTAGGCACAAGGCCCCGTCGCTGCCTTTACCGCCATTGGACCCAGATCCGCCCGCACCACCCGAAGTCGCTCCTGACCCACCGCCACCACCACCTGCTCCACCCGATCCACCACGTCCACCTGTACCATTAATCGTAGGAGAACCGGTTGGACCGCTACCAGCACTAGCAGTCGTGGCGCTCGCAGCACTTCCATTTCCGCCAATAGAGGATTCGCCACCCGCTGGAGTGACATCCCCACAAAAAGGAAATTCATCTCCTATGCCTCCGGGTTGTCCACCACCACCACCTCCTCCTCCTCCGTGGACGCCACCGTTCCCAGCTCCGCCCGTTCCACCACCACTTCCGGTGATAGTCGTTCCATAGAGCGTGGAAGCTGTATTGGTGCCATTGCCACCATTTCCGCCCGCTGTTCCTGCCGTCCCATTGCCCCCAGTGGCTCCATTTCCACCAGTTCCAGGAGTGATTGAAGTTAGTCCATAGGAAATTCCAGAAGCACTTCCAGCTCCACCTGCACCGCCCGTTGTAGCCGTTCCAGGACCGCCACCACTTCCAGCTGCTCCACCGCTAGTATTCGAGGCAGAGGGAGTAAATGTAACGAGAGATCCAAAACTAGTCGTTCCACCATTTCCACCTGTCCCACCATTGTTTCCGACGGTCGCTGGAGCACCGGGATTCCCACCAGTTCCTAAAGCGCCGCCTGCGCCGCCTGCGCCGACAGTAACTGTATAGCTCGTGTTTGGAACAACCGTGAGATTAGGTGCCCATTGCCAAGAAGCCCCGCCACCGGCGCCCCCAGGTCTGCCGCCGCCTCCACCAGCGCCTGCAACACCGGTTCTCCCCCCACCGCCTCCTCCGCCTCCTCCGCCGCCTCCGGCACCAGGCCTACCCCAAAGACTGACGATCGTCACCCCAGCCGGAGCAACCCAGGTCGTGCTACTGGTAAATAGTTTCCGGACTTTATGGGCATTGTTTGCGGTAATAAACCAATCCGTACCATTGCTAGTAATCACCCAGGATCCCCAGTTGGTCTGGAGAATCTTACTTGCGGCTATTCCTTCGATCTTTTCTGAAGAATGCTGGACTAATGTGAGATTATTGGTCGCAAAGCTACCGGTAGAATCTTTGATTAAAAAGACTCTCCCATTCGTGGGAGTGGGCAATGTAATGGAAATGACTCCGCCACTGGTATCTGCGAAAATATCGTAATCAGTCGTGGTGGTATCAATGGTGAGATTGCCGCTGATGGACCGAGTGGTCATCTGGATGCCGCCATTAATTTGATGTAAGGCCGTACTTGATGCGGTCCCGATCGTGGTCTTATCTGAAACCGCTGAACCTAAGGTTTTACTTCCAGAAAAGGTCTGAGTTGTCGTGCTAACGCCACCAGGATTACTTCCATCAGCAGGCTCGAGCGTGAGCGTATTTCCGCTAATGACAGCAGCATTTCCATTCGGAGAACTTCCAAAAGCCCCAAGAGCGAATACAACTCCACTCGGAAGATCGCCAGTCGTAAGTAATCTAAATGAAGGGGCACCAGATCCAGAAGTCGGTCCGATGAAAGCGAAGTTTTGAGAAGTAGTCGCCGCTCCAGTGCCGCCGCCAGCGATAGAATTGATACCCAGCGATAGTGTTGTCGCTGTGTGAGTCCCAGTAAAATTGGGAAATTGATAGTTGAACGTGACAATATTGTTAGAATCGCCGATCACCTTGGAGGTTGTGGGAGGCAGTCCCGCATGACACAAATTTCCTACGAGTGATACAAAAAGTAACAGAAGCTTTGTGTGACATCTCATTGGCTCACCCATTGGATGTCATAATTCTGGGTGCCACTCTCGGCCACCAATGAGACATTTGCTCCAACGGGAACAAAGCCTGTGTCTCTACCCGGCTGAAGCTGTTGGCCTAGCGTTGTCGTTGCCGTTCTTCCTACCGCCCAACGAACATTCGCTGTTGAAGTATCTAAACACATCAAGATGAAACCCACAGCGTTTGCAGGAGCGGTCAATGTGATGACTGTAGAAACAGTTGCTCCAGCGGCGGAACCGGAACCAGTCGTGTTGATGGGCTGTGTAGAACCCGAAGAGTTTACCCGGAGAGCGCCAGCCGTAGTCAAAGATAGGGGACTAGTTTGTGCTGTAGTATAGGTCGGAGCTGCAGTCGTCACCGCTCCCTGAATCAGAGGTCCAGTTTCACCACTTGTGGTAGATCCTTGGGCATTGTTTAGTTTTGCACCGGTGGTGTCCAATTGAAGCAAGGAGGTATTAAGATTTGTCCCAGCGTTTGCGGTTACCGACCAGGATCCGCTTTGAACAGCCGAAATCGAATCCGATCCAGAACTAAGGGACCAGGTTCTTCCCGTAGTCCACGCTCCAGACTGAGTCGCAAGGATATTTGAATCATTACTGACTGTGACTCTCGGGATACCTACACCACTGGCTCCAGTCCCAGTAGCCACATTATTCCCACCGAATTGGCTAACATTGTCTACCCAAGGAGAGGTCCCTTGATTGGCAGTTACAGTGCCAGAAGCAGTCACAGTTCCGGAAATTACCCACGGCGAAGTGCCCTGCGTAACTGATTGAGTAGCTGGGAAATTATCGATGTTGGCGTGCAGATTGGATCCGCTAGACTGAGTAACAATATTTGTCCATGTGCCTGATTGTGTGGAGAGCACGTTTGAATCATTAGAGACAGTGACCCTGGGAATCCCCAGTCCGCTGGCTCCCGTTCCCGTAACAACATTGTTCCCTCCAAACTGAGTGATATTATCTACCCATGGCACCGTCCCTTGAGTGACACTCGTGCTGCCACCGCCGCCAGATCCGGTTGTCCTCAAATTTCCTGAAGTATCCATCGAAAGAGGTTGAACACTGTTGGTCGGGTAGGACGGAGCGGCCGTGGTCACCACCGCCATACCTGGAGGAGTGCTACCACCAGAAGCCGATAGGCTAATCAAGAAAGTGACGTACGGAATCCTAAAAATAGGACGCATAGTTTCCCATAGGTTATAGTTGAAGATTCCAAAGATCTTAAGCTAACGCGGGAATGGGCTGCAAAAGTCACATCTGTTTCCCCAACACCACCTCCAATAACAGCTCGCAAAACTTCTTGCCCGATAGATCCTGAGTAAACACCTACAAATTCCCCTATCCCATCCAAAAATCGGATCCTATTGACATTGGATGGAAGATTCGCAACCACTTGAAGCGTTGAGGAAGCGCTTCCTGGAATAGGAGTTACAGAAGCATCTAGCGTCACCGGCGGGTCAAAAAGTGCAATGACCTGGTGAGATATGAGACTCATTTACGCAGTGCCATTTGCATGAGCATAAACAGTCAGCGCACCAGAACCACTAGAGTTGGTATAGGTCACTCGTAGATAATGAGTCGCTCGGCACGGGACATGTAATAATTCGCTGCCCGCCGAACCAGTCGGACTTGTTAGAGAGGGATTAACGATCGCTGAACTATTGACAGTGTACCAAGTAGTGGAATTCAAAGATTCTTCGATAATCAATGTTCCAGTTGGAGTTCCAGTCCATCGAATATCGAATGCAGCTGCTGAGATGTGATCCACGTCAATATAATTAGTACTCACCTTACTGGTCCCCGTCATGACTAGTGCGGTAGGAGTGAGATTAGTAGTTTCAATACAAGCATAAGTAGACATGGTTAAGCCCTTTCCCCCCGCTGTGCGGAGGCTTGCATGGGTGTCATGATTTGCTGAGCCTTGGTAATACTACTCAGACCTTTTTGTGAAGTTTTAATCTTTTGATTCATCTGATTAGCGGCCTGAGCCTGACCCCCTCCAGAAAGTGCCGTCTGATTAAATGCGATATTCTGCTGAAAAGTCGAAGCGTCCATATCCTGTCCCAGGAATATGCCCATAGATAGAATTGTCTTGTAAGGGATCATATCCCCTTTAGACCTGTACTCAACTGCTTGATTCAGAAGCTTTTGAGAAAGTCGTGAGTAAAGCCCTGGATAAAGGGTCTTCAGATGTTGAACGTCTTGAGTAGAAATGGTGCCCTCTTTGAGGCTATGGATGACCACTAGGGGCTGATTGGCGATCGTTAATGCTCGCTCATATTGAGCGTCTTGGATTTTTGTTGGTGGCAGCGGTTCTCCCAGTGGACCTTGTGGTGTTGACTCTGGTCGAATGCTATTCAAATAGTTAACTGAAGTTGCCGCCAATTGTCCTAAGGCTTGTCCGTGATCTGGCAGATAGTGAGGCGTCTTTCCGCCTATATCAATCAATGGATCTGGATTTTGTTGGAATTGCTTCAGTTGGTTGTCGAGTTTTTTGTTTTTTTTCTCATCCGGAAAAATGGGACCTTCTCCCTTTTGATCTGAGACCCGAAAAATGCTCTTGACTGCAGCATTAGCCAACTGCTCACCTTTGGAAGCGTGACGGATAAAATCAAAGGCCGTCTTAAATCCTTCAGCATCAATCGGTTCTGTGCTTCCAAGGAATTTCAAAAGTGTCAATTTGAGTGCATCTGGAGCCTCTCGACCGACTAGTCTTTGGATTTGTCCAGCAAGCCAACCCACACCAGCACCCAATGGACCATGGCCAGTTAAGGTACCGATCAATCCGCCGATAGCAGTGCCTTTTCCTGCAGGAGCCCATCGGTTCAGACGATCAATCATTCCAGGAGTACCCGAGTTTCTTGGTGTAGGAATGCGGTCAAAAAGTTGCTTACTAGCAATGATCTTTTTTTCTGCTTCATCACCCAGGACAGATTTTCTAAGCTCCGGACTCCACGCTCCTTTTTCAGAGTAGAGTTTATTGAAAAGCTTTCTCGGATCGATTTCTCCTTTGCTAATACTAGATCGAAGTAGATCATTCAGATGGGCGTCTTTAGCAATCTCAGCAGTTTTTGGAAAATCGCTTTGAATAAGATTAGAAAACTCGGCATTATCCTTAACGGACACTCGCTTCAGAAGGTCCTCGTTGCTAAGATCCTTCATGCCTCGAATAAAAGTTCCAACACCCCTATACTTTCCAGGACGGATCTCTTCTGCTAACGAATCAAGTTTGTTTTTGGCTGTAGAGTATTCTCGCCTAAGCCCATTAAATTCATTGAGAACATCGATCTTACCAGTATCGGTTAATTGAGTGGATATTGCATTATCGATCGCATCGTCGAAGAGTGTTCTTGCCTCTCTATAAAGTCCTGGTACATGCGCATCCCAAATCTTTCCTAAAACATCCGATTGAAGACCGCGCATTCCCTCTACAGTTTTAATTGGTCCGATATCGGTAATTGCTTTTTGCAGGATCTCTGATCCTTCGGAATTGGGAAGCTCGGCGAACTTCTGTTTCCAAAGAGATACGAGATTATCGGCCAGGTATTTACTTTGGGATGGATGTAGATCCATCTTTCCAAAGCCTTCCGTTAAATCGTTGTACCTTTTTTCAAGTGGAGAAAACTTATCGGTCAGTTCTTCCGTGAGAGCCTGTTTAGCGTTACCCCCTTCAGTGTAAATGGATCTCTGACCTGATGCAATAGCGTCAATATCTTCCGGTGTCTTTCCAATCGAATCCAAAATAGATTTTTGAGTATTCTCTCTCATTTCTTGAAGAGCTGAATTTTCTCCGCGTCCTCCCCATGTTCCTTCGGTCACCATGAGTTCCTCGGCCGCTCTCCTGGCCGTCGGGTCCGACATCAATGACCCAATCATTTCGGGCTTAAGGGGCACACCAGCCTGCTGGCCAAGTCGTGCAATTTCCATTGCCTCTGGAACCGGATCGCCGCTGGTGACACGAGACTGAAGAGCGGAGAGAGTGGACCCAAGCTTCTTTCCGAACGTGGCTTTCCATGCTTCAGGGATCACACCAAGACCGGCTCCCATCACCCCGCCTAAGACACCGCTTAAACCGATATTAGCCGCCACAGATCCAACGCCTTGGCCCGGCTCTGAAGTAATCATCTTGGAAAACTCGTCTCCAGATTGCATGAGGGCGGTTTCGGCAGCGTTCTTGATGAACTGTGATCCTAGGCGCCCACCGATCGTCGCATTGCCGATACCGGATAGCCCAGCGACACCTTCACCGAGAGCCTTCATGACATTGGCTTCACCGACTTCAGGGATTAAAGAGCTTGCAGCAAGTCCACCAATCTGGCCGATCGTATGCAGTCCCGGATTAGTCTCACGGCGCGCTCGAATGGCGTCTTTGTCAGCACCACCGGCGATTTCTGCAGCAGTACTTCCACCGAAAGTCGCCGCTTCAGCAGCACCTTCGAGAGCGGTTTTTATCTGCTCTATCGGAGAACTGTATTTTGCGTAATCAAGAAGAGATTGGTGCTGTTCATCGGACGGCTGAGTGTACCCCTGCGCCAAGAGATCGCGAGCTTGATCTAATCCAGCAGTGACTGGATTTCCTTGAGGATCATTGAGCGGAAGCTGATGTGTGCCCTGTTGCAAGGCGGTGTTTGCCGCTTCTTGTGGCAGATTCTCGGCTAAGCCGCTCTGAGTATTGACTAGAACTGGCATTATCTTCCTTGTCCGTAAGACTTAGGAACGTTTTGATTCTGATTCACGGGTGTGGCCATAGTCTGATTCGCTGGATTGGCTCCAACAAAATCGAGCATAGGGAAATTCATTTTCTGGCTGATGTAATTGTGGGCAGCGATTCTTCGTTTTGCTACTTCCGATGGGCTCACTCCGGCCTTCGGTAAAAGTCCGTGAAGAACCCCCACGTCCATTGGAGTCACTCGTCCTTCCGTTTCCTTAGACAAGCTAGCTAAGAAAGCCTCTGCCCTTTGATTGGCGGCGTAGGAATCAATGGGGTGTTTTGCGGCATTTCCTAAAGTGTTTACCTTGGTGAGTTCATCAAAAATCTGCATGAGATTGTCTCTTTGGGCGACCATATTCTGAGCGCTTTGGAGCTGCTTGAAATAAGGCTCCTGTTCTTTTTCTGGAATCATGTAGCGGATTAGCATCGACGGATCCGTGCCGCCCTGTTTCGCAGCCTGTTGT